ACACGTTCAGTAGGCGAGTAGGAACCAAATCATCCATAGTCTCTGCCATCAGAGCGAAGACCATGCGCTTATTCTGTTCGTAAAGTTCATCGGTAGCAGTCAGCTCTCTCAGCTCATTCTGCAGGGTTGCGTCCATAGCAGCATAGGTGAGATTCTCTCCATTGAAGGAATAGTTTCCAGAAGGAGTGCCGTTAGCCACGTTCTTCATGAGTTGAAGCAAATTAGCTCTATCTAATGCCATGATTTATCTCTCCTTCCTTATTACGCTACGCGTCTTACTTTAACACCTGGTTGCATATCAGGTGTGGTGTAAACCTTGTCAACCACGAAACAAGGATCGAGATCGCCACCGGCGCCCTCGCCAGCAACAAGATAGCCATCAGCGCCAATCTTGAGCAAGTCACCCTTGTTCAGAGAACCAATTTCTGCCATAATAGTATTGGTGGTCCAATGATCGCCAACACTGATGTAGAGAACACGGGGAACCATCTTTGTTCCTTCGGGCATCATCTGAGGATAGTTGAAAGTACCAACCTGCTTCTGATAGCCAACGGTAGTGCCCTCACGGACTGCACTGTCGGAATAATCAAGAACAGTCTGCATAGCAGAGCTATCCTGACCAACAGGGCTATAAACACGAGCATTATAATTCTGCTTAATCATAGCAAAATCAGCTTCGGTCTCACGGTCACGATAAATCTTGACCTCATTGAAAACCATCATCCAAGCGCCTGCGGCCTTCTCAGCGGAGAAGCTGCAAACACCATTGCTGTAATCATACTTCACGAACTGGCCGTTCTCAAGCAGGTCGATGTCTGCTGCAGCGGGAAGCTGTGCGTAAACCTGACCATTACGTGGAGCAGAAAGGTGGTTAGGTTCAACCTGACCATAACCATACTGGACATAAGTCGCCTTACCAAGGCGAGTACCACTTTTAGCCATGTGTAATTTCCTCCTTAATTTTTCTTAGCAGTATTGCGTACTGCCTTTACCCAATCTGGAGCATTGTCTTGCTCTTCAGCACCGTTAAGATTGAACATACCGGTGGGAGCATCAGGTTTCTGCTCCTCTTGTTCTTGTGGCTTATTAAGGTTGAAATCAACCTTGTTACGCACACAGATAACAGAGAGTTTAGCCTCAATGTCATCTAGAGAATAAGTATCAATATGCTCAACGACTTCCTTCTTGTCTTCGTCAGTCAGCATATAGAAACTATCAATCATAGACTGCTTATCCTTACGCTCGGCCTGTAGCTTGAACTCTTTCAAACCACTAACCTCTGCTTCAAGATTAGCTTTATCCTGCTCAAGAGCACTATACTTACCCTGGAGCTCCTCATACTGAGCTTTCAGCTCAACATACTCGGTAACTTCCTCAAGAGTATAGTTCTTCTTATCTTTCTTATCATCTTCAGCAGGCTTGTCTTCGGGCTTATTGTCCCCATCTGCAGGAGCGGAAGCGGGAGTTTCCTTCTGCTTCTCTTCCTCTTGCTCAGGAGTCTTCTTTTCGAATTCATTCTCTGGGTTTAGAACCAGGTCTTTATTCTCTTCCATAGGACCCTAAGAACCTCCTTCATTCAAAGTATTTTGTAGCTCGGTTATCATAGAGAACATGGTCCGCTTGAATTCTTGGAACTCAGGATTGTTCTCTAGGGAGAATTCGGTTTTGAACTGCGCGCCTTCGAAGCAAGGCTCGACGTTCTCCCCAAGGATACACAATTTTTCTATCAATGCTTCATTGTAAATGAAAATTCTTCCACGCGAATTATCTGCTTCTGCCCAAAAACCTTCTTGAAATTCTTTGGACAACTCCATAGAGTGATTATTACCTTGAGTAATGATACGCTGGGACTCGGGATAGGCCCCAGTCCAAATGTAACATTCAGTCACAAGATACTCTCTCTCAACGCCATCATCATCTCTGAATTACTGAAACCAAACTCTTGCATTGGGAGGAACAAAACCATAGGGTCTTGTCACATCCACAACTTTAAGTTTGCCTCCACCTATCTGGACTTCTCGGTTATGTCCTTCAAAGTCTTTTAAGCTCTCATTGTAGTAACCCACAACAGGAGAACCAGGTAATTTCTTACCAAGCTTATAGGCTAATTCCTTTGTGATAACAGTATTGTTTCTGTTAGGTTCTTGACCAACATAGCAAACTTTCACGTAGCATTTACTGATCAAAGGGGATACTTCTGTCGCACTGATATACTCCATAGTATCAGAAGTTGGAATACTGATATGCAAGTTTAGCCCCTCCTTTATTGTGATTCGCCGTTGATAATGGTCTTGTCAGATTTTTCCTGTTCGGGTTTCTCTGGACGACCATTCTTCTTTTCGCCTACCACAGCAGTTTCCGCCTATTTATTTTGAGTTTTATTCTTAGTATCCTAATTATTCTTGTCCAAGTCTTTTCCACTCATTGTACTACTCATCATTGGAGGTATCATAATATCAGCAAGACTAAGAACTTCATTCTCAAAAGTCAAGGTTGCCAGAATACTTGACTGGGAGTGACCAAGAGCAATTAAAGATAATAGCTTTGGCCCACCAATTTGCATTTGCTCCTTATACATCTTCGACAAGTCTCGGTAATTAAACTGAGTAGTCTCCAACATACTTACCCTAAACTCATAATGATTTTTACGGTTGAACCGTTGAATTACACGAGTAAACATGGTAGCAAACTGCAACGGTAAATCTCTCATGTGCGCTTCGTCAACCAAAATTGCATTAGTGGTTGCCAAGTTACCATCCGCATTGAATAGATTATGAGACACACCAGCATTGTTATACACGGTACGCTCCACTTTTTCAAGGTCGTCGGTACTGGTTGCAGAATTTGCATCCTTAGTGTCAATCTTCTCAATATCAGCAAAAGTAGTCAACACATCAATGCCAATCGCGCGTTTAAGCATGGCAACCGCATTATTGTGAATATCTTTTGCTTCATCTACATCGAAAATCAAGTCACCATTCTTATCAAGAGGCAACTTCTGAACGATAATCTTGAGTAACTGCTGCATTGTTTTTTGTCTATCAAGCTCTTGAGCTTGGTCAAGGTCAATAATAGACGGAATCACGCTAACAAAAGAAGGGAAGTCACAATCATTCAAGCTAAGTTTTACAGAAACCTCCGGGTCTAACGGATACCAACAACTGCGGTCGCCGGGGTAATCTCCCTTTAACCTACCTTGTTTATACAGTACATAAGCCTGTTGGATATCCTTAGGGAAGGTCTTTAGAATCGTTGCTCTGTATTGCCAGTTTGGGAAATACGCATCAAAGAACTGTAGATTTAGCTCAATAATTGGGGTAATTCCAGAATAGTAACGACTGCGGCAATAGGTGGCTGGCAGCTTTTGGACTCCAAAACGATCGCCGAAATCCACGATAGTGGCATAATAGGCTCCTTCTTTGATGATATCCAAAGCTATCTTATCGCACATTCGCTTCACGTCAGACTTATCCAAATAAGAAAGCACTTTAGAGAAATCTTTCAAGACTTTGTTTTGATTTTCCTTGGATGCATCATCTACATATGGAGTTACATACCAGTCATAACGATAAAGCTTCGCTAAATAATTGCACAGTCTATAGTAAATACCGCTTGACTCATAGAAGTAATTAGAAATCTCTCTAAGCGTACTATAATCATGACGATAAATAGCATTTAAGACAAAGGTCTTATTACCATAGTTCGCGTTTACCTTCTTATATGAACCAAGGTTAACGAGCACATCATCGGTCTTCCGCATACCAATTCTCAAAGCTGCGAAGTCTCTCGACGTATCGTATTCTTCACCATCGGCGGTAATATCCAACTGATAAGTTGTGTTGGGTTTTTCTGTCATGTCAAACCCTTTAGGGTGAGCACTACGTTGTCGCTGTTTTAGCAAGATTATCACCTCCTCGTTTAAGATGGCCGGTCTTAATAACCAGCTTTTTGATAAATATAGTCATACGAAAGGATGTTTTCATCCGTGTATGGAACTTCTATCAAGGTGATACCATGCAACGCACAAAAACGACGTTTGAGATTATCATTATACTTTTGTTGATACAAACCTCTGTTGCCGCCGAATTTTGCTACAGCTTCATAATGCTATTTTCCTTGGTATTCAATCAAAAAATCAAGATTACCTTCATCATCATAGACAGCAAAATCAAAACGCAATGGTCTTCCAGAGGGGGCTTTTAAGCCAGTAAACTCGACCTCTTCTTTGAAGTTCACGTCATTACTTTCTAGGATTTCGTGTATCTTGATCTCACCACGACTAGATTTCATGCTCTCACATCCTTTATTATTCTTAAAAGTTTCAATAGATGTATTATCTAAAAGTGTCCAATCTCAGCCAATAAACATAAAATCGGAGAATTTGCGGCTTCTCTTCTTGCGCTTACTTTCTTCTTCTATCTTGATATAATACATTGCATATTCAAGTGCTGAGAATTTATCCTTCTTGATACCACGATTGGCTTGCTTCAAGATAATATTAACACCCTCATTCTCCTCACGAAGGTTCATCATCTGTTCTTTTAAGATAGATGTTAGAACAAAGGGTTTCAGGTATTCATTACGCTCTTCTGGACTCATTGCCTTACCTTTCTGGGTATTAAGCAATTTGCTCTTTGCAATTTTCTCTTCAATCAAGAAGCGAATCTTACCAGCATTTAGCTGTGTCTGCAAATTAGCATGAGCCTCAGTATTTAAGGGTGCGTTGGCTTTGATTAGATACATGGCATCATATTCGGTATTTTCCGTGCGATACTTCTTATACTCACCATCTTCATCATTGATAACACCAAAGTCTGGCAGTATTTCTCCATCATCTGACTCTTGTTTCTTAACCATATAGTCTACCAAGCCAATACCAAGACCATTGGCGTCAATTACCAAAGCCTTGGCTTTATATTTATAGTATAGACGTTTTAGCGCAATCGCCTGGTCTTCAAAGTGTGCATCTTGCATGGTAAACATATTTACCACGCTTTTGATTGCTGGACCCTGTGCCTGCGGAATTACCTTGATAACGACGCATTCACTCAAGTCTCCTCGACGACCAACGTCTACGCCTATCACATAATAGGAACGAGTTGACGAGCGCCCCGAATAACTATATTCAGGTTGCAAATTCTTGCGACACCGATCAAAAGCATCACCATTAAAGAACGCATCCTCAACTGTACCGGACCACACGGACTCATACTCACGTTCAAACGAATCTTCATTGAAAGTTTCCTCTTTCTTCATATCTTCCACGAACGTACGCGGCAATAAGCGCATAAGTACTGGAATCTTATATGTACCACCAAGAATAATAGATTTTTCCGGCTCTACGACCATGCGAACCAATAGCGTGATAAGCTTGTGATACGGGAACGAATTTTTGTATCCCGCAGTCGTGACATAAATCTGCGACTGATTAAGAGTTTCAGATTCTTGAACCGTGCCGTCCGCACATCTTCTTGAAACGTTCATGGTAGGAATAATTACTTCTTGCAGAATCTTACCATCAACGCCCACACATTCCTCGATTAGACCACCATGGCGGCGCTTACCTCTCGAGGTTTCACGCGCTGCGATATTGTCAAACCAAGAACCGTTCTTGAAAACATA